TAAAAGAAAATCTAAGTTAGTAAACACTTACTTACAACCACCTTCGGGTGGTTTTTTCTTTGCCTACTTTTAAGCCCTTGCAAGCCCTACCATGTAGGGTGCATTGGGTTGATCAAGAAAAGCCCCTTAAAGCCCCTTTTAAGCCCTTTGGCAAGCTATTTTGTGGTCAATCATCATCATGCCCTGGCAAGGTAGTGACCAAGCCCACATAATTCAGGTTCATTTCTGGGTCAAGCCCACAATTGAAGAAGTGCCCTGCTTGATCGATGGCAACCTTTAACCCTTGGGTCATGTTTCCATTCCCGATCAATTCCAGAATAGCCCTTTGTTCGGGGCTTAAATCCAGTTTAAAGTCGGTCTGGGTTCGGTTTGGATTTATCTTGTTTGCCATTCAACTGCTCACGCCAATATAACGCTATTAAAAGTGCTTCGGCCCTGTTTCCGTCTTTCTTTCTGGTCAACTTGGCTTCAGGCCAAAAACTACGGGCAAGGTCTAGGCTTTCGTTTTTATCGCTTGTTAAATGAAAATACTTTTTCCATTTCTGAGGGGTTACCAAATGGAAAGGGTAATTAGTTAACTCAGCGACTGCACTGATAACACCGACAGCCCTGCCAAACTGAAATGAACTGCTAACCCCTTGCCCTGGCATTGAATGCACTGATTCCATACATATCTCTGCCCCTTCCCTTGGGTCAATGCACCGCAATATCATGTTTTTGAATACAAGGGGCAATATATTCTTATCTTTATGCTCAATCATAAAAGAGTCCAAATAATCGCCATTTGAATCCAATGCACCAACTGCGCCGGATATGCTACCCGGATCCAGCCCAAGGTAAATCAAGATAATTCTCCTTTTTTATATTTTGTTTTCCAAATCGTCATATTGGGCTTTCATGCGGTTCGTCAAATCTGTTGTTATTCCAAGCCACAAGCGTGTCGGGCATGACTCCAGTTCCTTCGCCCTGTGCCATGCCTGACCCTTCCAGCCCGGTTGTTTTGCAAGGTGAACAAGCCATTCCAAGGTCTCCCGATATAACAAGGGCTGAGTTGATAAGATAGAGTGGAACGGCAAAACCTTGTTTTCGTTTGTTGAGCAAGTGGTGGGCTTCATCTTTGTTCATGTGAATAATAACTCCTGAGTCTTTACTGAATCACCAGCGTTATATTTTTCTGATTCGCCTTTTGGGTAAGGTTGGATTTCATAACGCAGCTGGTCTTTTAAAATCTGTTTTTGTTTTCTGCTTCCAACAAAATAAATATATCTGTGCTTGGCACTGCGATTTATTCTATTTTCAGAATCTCCAAAATTATGCCTTGAATGCTTACCATCAAGCCCAGCCATGTCTGTTCGTTCTTTTGTTGTTCCAGTGAAAATAAAGTTTGTTGCCTGATAGACATACCCAACATGGTTCATCTCAGTGTCAGCATAGGAAACCACAATGCTTGGCTTTGGCAACATTTGCAGACTTTGACCAACCAGCATTGATGCGGCATTTTTCAATCCATCTTCAATGCACAGGCGGTTTAACTCCAAAACAATGTCTTTGTTTTCTGGCCCACACACACCCATGCACAGGAAAGGACTAGCTGGCAACCCATAAGTCACGATGCCAACTAGCCTTGTGTCATACAAACCAAAAGCATGGATTATTTGAGGCATCCGCTTGGCATAGTGTTTTTTCAAAATCCAAGGTTCGGCCTCAAAAGGCTTTATGGGTAAAACCTTCATATGTTGTTTTTTTCTTTCAGTTTTCGCTCAACTGTTGCGCCATAGAAAACCCAATCAGCAGTCATACAACCACATTCAATAGCAATTTCGGTGTGCTCTTTTTCTGTTAATCCAACCCATTCACGCCGTGGCTCGTATTCTGTCACCATCGAATCTTTGAAGTCTTCATAAAAATCCCCGCTTTCCATCAGCCTAATCAAGACATGATTATTGCCAACAGGGTGGCGCGCCTCAATAAACTCTGCATATCGGTCTTCCAACTCATAGGTGTTCATTGCATCTTCAAATTGTTGCTCAGTCATATTCATTCCTTTGAAAAATTTAACTTTAATTGTTTCCAAAACTTTTACCATAGGTTTTTACCCTAAGTTTTGATTCCAAGTGCTTCCCTTGCAAAACGCAAAGTAAGCGGCATGACCTTTTCTCCAGCCTGATGCCTTGCAATGTGCCGCCTTGCCCAATCTTTGGGGTCAGACTTCTTTGGCTTTTCAATAATGATTGTTCTCAATTTGCTGAGTTCCTCATTAACTCTTTCAGGCATAGCTGCAATGTTTTCAATTCTCAATGGCTCAATACGAGGTGCTTTTCTGCACAGATTCCTAAACTCAATGATGTTTGGTGGGCGTTCTGGCAGGTTTTCTAGTGCCCAGGCGAGGTCTTGAAGATGCGTTGCAAACCCAGACAATTCGTGCGCCCAGGCAGTTTTTACATCAACCAGGGGAACATCTGCCCACATTTTTGACCATGATGCGCCATAGGTTGCCCCAAGGCGTTCAAACAGTCTGTCAATGACTTTGGTAGATAGGCTCATTTCAACTCCAAGAATGTTGCTTCAGAAATTGTGTTTTCTTCAGGCCACTTTCTGCCTGTCATTTCTTCCCAACGCTTTTGTCTGAGTTCTTGGTCACGCTCCAGAAACGACTTTGTTTGTTTTCCAGCAACCTGTTCAGTTTTTGGTGAAACCCACTCAGCCTTGAAACCTTGCCAATTTCTTACAACAATTTCCTTGAGAGCATCTTCCAGGGTGAACCCAGCTTTATCAGCTTCAGCCTGTATGCCATCAATAACCAACTGGGTTACTTGGGCTTTCTTTGCTTTTCTGTGATTGACAAACTCCTGCCAAACAGATTGTGAAACGCCGCTAGGCGTGAGATCGGTTTTAGTTTTAGTTTCTGTCTTAGTTTCTGTTTCAGTTACGGTTACGGTTAAAGGTACATCTGTATGCAAATGCTTTGCACTTGTATGCAACTGTATGCAAGCGTCATTCATGCCTGGATACTTGCTCTCTTTTGCCCTGGGAATGTTGTCCCACTTGCACATTTGCAATGTGCTTTTGGAATCAGTTTGATAAACAATTATCAGTCCAGAGTCTTTGAGTTCAACCAACAAGTCCTTGCACTTGTTTATCGTGATTGATTCTTTTACTGGATAGCAGTTCGCCTTAATCATGGCGGGTCTTGCGTCAAAACGACCAAAGTCATCGACTGTTACTAACAGCCTGTAAAACAATGTCTCTGCAAGTGGGGATAATTTGTCGATAGATTCGCTGTCACGAATCCCAGGCTTTAGATACCTAGTAGGCATGGTTTTTCCTTCGCTGTCCTCCACTGAAAGGAAACGATCGGCAGGCGGGGAGGCTCGCTTTTCGATGGAGTAGCTACTCCCCATCTAGCCGGGTTTCCAAACATTATATCAGACTTTGTAAATCTGACTGTCGCCAAAGCGACTTGGATACTTCAGAAAGTCATAGCAACCTCTGCGAAACACATTCCTACGCAGTTCCTTGCCATCATAGGGTTCCCTGACAGACCCATTCTCAATTCTCATGGCTGCACCAGAAATTACCCTGTTCATCTCCATACGCCCATATTCTGTCAGATGCCATTTCTCTTGATGGTTGATGACATACCCAAACCTCTCCAACTCAGGCAAATACCGTTGATAGTGAAAGCTGACAGAGTTGTTGTCGGTTGCCGCATGGGTGAGGTCAATCATTGTCCTGGGGCCACTAGACAACCGCTTCAAAAGGCTCCGATGGGTGAGGTTTAATCGCATTTGCTTGTCTCCAAAAACGCCAGTATGATGGTATTTATAGTTTTATGCACTAGGGAAAACACCTATTCCCTGCATCTTTTTTCTGTGCGAAAGTCCTATCACTGCTATTTGGCAGTGGTCAACAGGAGTTACAAATGCCAACCGATGACGAAAGATTTAAATACGAGTGCTGGGCGGTAGTCCAGGAGTTAGACCCAGATGATATTGCCGATGCAATCCAAGACAGCGTTGCCCTGGTAGAAGCCATCAAAGCCAACCATGCAGAAGATGTTGCATCAATCGTGATGAACAGAGTAGAACTCAAGGTGCGCCGCAGGGCTGAACTGAGAGTGTTTGATGTTGTCAAGACCCCTTGGATTGATGACATTGAAGAACTGCAAGCCTACAGAAATCTACGCATTGAACGAGTCCAAAAAGCCCTTGATGAACGCAAGATCACAGCGGCTAAAATGGATGGCCCTTTCAAAGAAATGTTTGACGAGTGAGGACAGCATGAAAATGAAATCACGCTTGCAAGACATTATCAAGGAATACACCGATGAGTTATCACATGAGTCCGATTGTTCTGCTGAAGACGGCATTCAAGGCGATAGCATCCTATTTCGAGATTTGGACACCACTTCCCAACTCAGATACATTGCAGAAAAAGAGAAAGAAAATTCCAGCAAGGATGACCTACCCTTCAGTCTCAATCACAGACCCTAGATTTGTATATACAAATCACGCAAACACTGACATATCTCAAACATTTGAAAAGGCAAAACATGAGCGACTTCAACGATTACAGCACGATGCTAATCTCAATCGAACAAAAGACCAGGGCACTGGAGAGCAAGTGTCTAAACAAAAACTACGGAGGGTTCACGGGTGACATCACTTCAATCCAGCATG